CTTTCCAATCTCGACTGGAAGTTTTTCTTCTTCTCCTGGTGGAAGAATCCACTGTATGCAATTGACCCCGTAGAGCCTCTACCGCAACGCCTCGACGATTACTTTGACGATATCGAGCAGAAGCATGGCGTCATTCTCAATGATCGCCAGAAAGCCTGGTATTACGCCAAAGAGAAGACTCTCGGCGATGACATGAAGCGTGAGTACCCATCAATTCCGGCTGAAGCATTCGAGCAGTCAGTTGAGGGGGCTTATTACGCGAAGCAGTTCCGCTGGCTATACACGAATAAGCGTGTTGGTGAGCTGCCTGATAACTCTCATCAGCTGGTTCACACCTTCTGGGATATCGGGGTAGGCGACTCCACGGCCATCTGGTTTGTGCGTGAGATTGGTGATGAGTTCCATGTCATCGACTACTACGAGAACAGCGGAGAAGGACTCCGGCACTACATGAAGGTGCTGAAAGACCGCGGCTATGAGTATGGCGATCACTGGGCACCGCACGATATCGATAACCGTGAGTTTGCCGGTGATGGAAAGAGCCGAAAGCAGATAGCTGCAGAAGGCTTTGAAATCGACGGTCAGGTTTATTCAATCCGCTTCAAGGTCGCACCAAAGCTTGGTGTTGATACCGGCATCGACTCTGTGCGCGAAATCCTTCCTAAGTGCGCCTTTGACGCATCCAAATGCGAGCAGGGCATCTCTCATCTTGAGGGTTACCGCAAGGAGTGGGACGACAAACGCGGCTGCTGGAAAGACAAGCCTTTGCACGACTTCACATCGCACGGCGCTGATGCGTTCCGCTACTTCGCAGTGGCGAAAACGAATCACAAACAGACCGGCGCAATATTCTTCTAAGGAGCTCATCAGTGAGTGAACTAAGCAACGGGGAACAATTCCTTGTGAACGCCCTCGCTCATGAGATAGGGCGCCAGCGAATGATGTATGCCGGCCGTCCCGGCAACACCAAGCGCACAAAGCTCTGGGATGAATTCGGTTACCCGGACAATCTTGAGTTTGACCGCTACTACCGAGCCTATGAGCGTAATGCCGTTGGCTATGCCGCCGTACACAAGCTTCTCGACTCCTGCTGGGTGGATAACCCGACCATTATTGATGGTGAAGAAAACAGAGAGTCTACCGAAACCACGACGTGGGAAAAGACAGTAACGAAGTTGCTGAAAAAGCACTGGCCGAAGATTAAGGATGCAGACCGACGCAATCTTATCGGGCGGTACTCGGCGATCCTGATTCAGTTCAGGGATGGCAGAGAGTGGAGCCAGCCCGTTGATCGAGTTGTTGTTGGTAGGCTCTCTGATAAGGCAATCGTGAAGCTTATCCCTGCATGGGAGTCTCAGGTTAAGCCTGGCAATTTCGATACTGACACACTATCCGAAACCTACGGGCAGCCAGTGTCCTTCAACTTCAACGAGCAGCCCGTTGGTGATGATGGCACATACGGACCGGTGCGCGGCGTAACGGTGCATCCAGATCGCGTCATCATCCTCTGTGAAGGATCAGAAGATGAGAACATGCTTTCTGGTGTCCCTTATCTCCGCGCCGGCTACAACAAGCTGCTAGACCTTGAAAAGGTATCAGGGGGTAGCTCTGAGGGGTTCCTGAAGAACGCAAGCCGGCAACTGGGCATCAGTTTTGATGCTGCTACCGATATGGCTACCATCGCAGCGCAGGCAAAGGAGGCCGGCTATTCGAATCTCGGCGAAGCGATGAATGACAAGATGGACAAGCTCAACCGGGGTACTGATTCAGCGCTGGTTACGCAGTCTGGAACGACCTCTGTGCTATCGGTCGCCGCAGCTGACCCTAAGCCAACGTGGGAAGTGACCGCCAACGAGTTCGCAGCATCAATTCAATGCCCGTTCACCATTCTGTTTGGTCAGCAAACCGGCCGCCTGGCATCGGATCAGGACAAATCAGACTGGGCTAAGCGCTGCAATGGGCGCCGCTGGGGGTTCATGAGCTCTGTTGTGCAGACGCTTCTGGAGCGCCTCTGGACTCTAGGTGTAATTGAAGCTCCTAAGTCAGGTGAAGTCACGCTGGCGTGGTCTGACTTGCTCGCCCCAAGTGAGAAAGAGAAGATCGCCAATATGCAGGCAATGGCTACCGTGGCGAAAGATACTCAGGCGGCCTTTGGCACTCCAGCCGTCAGCGAGAACGAGATTCGCGCCGTCGGTGAGCTTGAGCCGATGCCAGAGAATGAACTACCACCGGAAGCGCCACCTGGAGACCCGTTAAGTGACAACCCTGAAACTAATCCGGACTCCGGTAATACCACGCAACAAAGCTGACCCGACGCAATCTGCCCGACCTGTCAACCGGATGTTCCGCGACATCGAGAATCGCTACTACCAGATAAAGGTGGCGCTTAAGAGGCTATTCGATGAGCGCCTGACCGGGCAGGAAAGGGCGAGCAACACGCAGAGCTATGCGGTGCATGGCAACGTGATTTATCAGGTGAATGCCGGCACGTACATCTACGACATGTCGGCACCTCAACTGGCTGATCTGCTGCAGCGTGTTCAGTTAATCCTTGATGACTATCTGCTTGAAGGTGGCAGTAACAGCTTATGGGCGTTGCAGTACGTTGCTGCGGAGTATGAGCGCGGTACTCATCAGGCATTCACCAATCTGTCGGTGCAGTCGCCAATCTACGAGCAGCAGACAACATTGCAGCAGCTACTCAGTTCGGCTGCATACCAGAATCAGGTGGCAGCAGCTTACGTATCGACGTATAGCGACTGGCTGCTTGAGTCTGACCGGGCGCGTGGTGACCTGGCTAATGTGATAGCCGGTTCAATTGGTCGCGGCATTAATCCAAAAGAAACTGCTCGCATCATCAGTCAGCGGCTTGACGTCTCAATGGCCCGAGCGAAGAACATGGCGCAGACAGAGCAGGTCGGAGCGTTGCGTAAAGCTCAATGGCAGGAAACGGATTGGGCGCGTGAACGGTTAGGGCTGAATACTGCAGTGCTCTGGTTGTCGGCGCTAAAGCCCACAACTAGGTCATGGCACCGTGCAAGGCACGGCAGAACATACTCCACAGAAGATGTAGAGGAGTTCTACTCTCGCGACGGCAACAGATACCATTGCTATTGTGCTCAGGTCCCTGTGATTCTTGATGAAAAAGGTCAGGTGGTTAATCAAGGATTGGTGGAAAGACTGAATAAGGAAAGAGAATCGTGGAAGCCAGAATAACTACAAGGTAAAATAATGAGGTCCGGCTAGGGTAGCTCCCGAAAACGCAGAACACAGACTGCGCGCCGGACACCATCTCTGTGAAACCCACTGTGAGGTTTATAATGAATTCTACTGAAGATTTGAAGTTGCTTCAGAAGCAGTCTTTGGCAAATGCCAGAAAAAGCGGTGAGAAGCATTATCGTAGCCACGTGCCATGCAAGCGCGGACACCTTGCTGATCGACTCGTATCAACCCAGCAGTGCTGCAAATGCCTCGAAGAGAGAAAGCGCATGATGCGAAAGGTTGATGGTGTGCCCCAAAATAAATCTTCTGCTGTAAAGAAGAATACCGCTGTCAATCTAGGCAAGTCACACTACTTTACTGGCACTCCTTGTAAGTATGGTCATCTCGCCCCACGACTTGTATCTACTAGGCAGTGTACGGAATGTTTGTCTTTGAGGGCGCGTAAAGGGCAGTCAGCCATTATTAGCGAAGAAGCTAAAATGCGCCGTAATGCGCAAAAGCGCAGCCGGGTTGGACGGGCTAAAAATCGGGCTTATTACGATGCGGTCTTGAAACACGATTCCAACTACAAGCTACGAAGAAAGGCTTATGACGAGATAAATAACGCCTTGGCATGGAATAGCGGTAACGTAAAATCGGCAATTGGTTATACATCGGATGAGTTACGCGAAAGAATTCAGTTGCAGTTCCAGCCAGGAATGACATGGGAAAACCGTGGCGATTGGGATATAGACCATCGCAAGCCAATATCGGCTTTCATTGCAGAAGGTGTTGATGATTTAAAGGTAATTAACGCCTTAAGTAATCTTCAACCTTTATGGAAAGAAGAAAATGCCGTAAAGGGCAGCAAGTATATACCAGAGTAACAAATAACAAGAGGTCGCCACGGCGGCCTTTTTTATTGCCTGAAATCCATCCCATGAGGAAGCAGCATGAAACGCAATCGCGTTAACGTGCTGTCCGTCGTCAACTCTGCGTCAAACATCACAACCGAAATCATCAACGGCAGGCCACACATCGTGGTCCGTGGCGTCACGCCTATCGTTGACGACATCGTGATGAACGGCAAGTTGTATACGGCAGCAGAAATCGCAAAAGGCTACAAAACCCTTGAGCGCACTCCAATGCCTTTAGGGCATCCAAAAGTTGACGGCAAGCACGTCTCAGCCCGCGATGTTCAGGCTGTCAATGAATACCACGTAGGTGCATGGCTGCAGGATGTTGAGCATAAGGACGGCAAAGTATCTGGCGACATGTACGTTGATCGCCGCTATGCCGAATCAACTGAGAAGGGCCAGCGGCTGGTCAATCGACTTGATGACATGGCAGCGCGTAAAAATGTTGAGCCAATCCACATTTCCACAGGGCTTCTTTACTCCGGTATCGCCGCTAATGGCGAGTCAAAGGGCAAGAAGTACCGCGAAATCGTCACCAACATGATGTTTGACCACGTAGCCAACCTGCTCGATGAACCGGGTGCCGGCACTCCAGAGGAAGGTGTCGGCATCTTCGTCAACTCCGATGGCTCCGAGCAGGAACTGGAAGTGGTGAACCTGGCTGAAGCCGAGACGCCAGATCCTGATTTACCGCAAGACCCCGCACTTAAAACACTTTTCAACCAGCTAAAGGCGTTTTTCAGCGCCAACAGCAATTCCGTCAAAGAGGAAGCAAACCCGATGAAAGAACTCATCACCAATGCGCTGAAAGCGAAAGGCATCGACGTTGAAGGCAAGTCCGATGCTGAGCTGATGGACGCTTACAACCAGATGGCAGCTGATGACGCTAAAGCGAAAGCCGAAGCCGATGAAAAGGCCAAGAAAGAGAAAGAAGAGGCTGTTAAGAAAGCCAAAGAGACGGCAACGAACAGCGAGCAGGCCCCGGCATGGTTCAAGCCATTTGCCGACAAACTGAACACCATTGAAAGCGGTCTGGCGGTTAACGCAGACAAAGAAAAGGGCGAAAAGCGTAATGCCGTGAAGGCTAAGTTTGGCCTCGACGATCTGGCTGTCAATGCTCTCGATGGTGCAGCGCTGGATGGCCTGTATGCACAGTGCCAGACCACTACCGGCCTCAACGGTTCTTTCCGTCAGGTCAACTCAGATAAAACCCTCAGCGAAATGCCGGAGTAAATGATGGCTAAAGATGGAAAGCATGTAATTCACGCGGGCGGTGTATTCCCTAACCCGCTCCTGAATCGTGAAGGTGCAGCGGCAGCAGATACCAAGGCCGGCACTATCGGCTTCTTTGATGCGGGCAAGTTCACTGCATCGGTTGATGGTAATGAAGAAGCGATTCTTTATGTCGCCAACTACGACTATCTGCGCTGCCTGACCGTTGATGACAGCATTCCGGCAGGCGAACTGGTCGAGGGTATCCAGCCAATGCAGGGCATGTTCCTGAACGTACGCGCGGCGGCCGGCACCTACAAAAAAGGTCAGCCGCTTTCAATCGCTAATGGGCAGGTTAAAGCGCAAGCCGCTGACGAGTCCATTCGCTGCTTTGTAGAAGAAGACAAAGCCTATACCGCCGCTGCAGGTGACCTGCTGCGCGTTGTAATCAAGTAAGGAGCACCTGAATGTTTGTATTTTCCCGTTCCCTGGGCGAACGCACTGGAAACCTCGAGGTTAACCAGTCTCAGTTTGCCGAACTGCAAATGGCGCGTAATGCGGGTGCTCAGGCTGCTGCCGATTTCCTCGGTCGCGTGCGTGGCATTCGTGAAGATGCCGGCCGTCTGGATGCCGTCAATGCTGTTGACGATATCCGCCGCCTATATCGCGCTTTCGATACCACCGTTCTGGCCCAATTCGAGCCAACCACTCAGTTCACCCTGCTGAATGACCTGATGCCGCTGTCTCGCTCAGTGCGCATTGAACAGTCACGTTACGATTACGCTCGTACCGGTGGCCGTGGCTGGGCGCACACATCTATGTCTGGTCAGATTGGCGCGGCGCTGGATGCGAAGAGCTACACCTTTGACGGCACCATGGTTCCGGTGCACGACTCAGGCTTCAAGTTCACCTGGCGCGACCCAATCTTCAACAGCCCGTCGGCACTTCAGTCTCAGGCTGATGCGCAGCGTGGCTCTGTTGAAGACGTGCAGCGTCAGTACGTTGACTACATGTTCAACGGCTTCCGCGATTCAGAAGGCAACTACGTTAAGTTTGACGGCCTGACCTGGAAAGGCCTGAAGGCTGACGAGCGCGTTGCTCAGGTGACTCTGACCTTTAACTTTGCAACCAGCACCGATCCGGTAGCGCTGCGCACCAATGCGATCGCCATGCGTGATGTGGTTCGCGTAACCAACAGCCAGTACGCACCGCAGACGTGGTACGTGTCAGCAGAGATCATGTCGAACCTTGAGCGTTACTTCGACGTTAACGCAACCCGCACCGTGCTGGAAGAGCTCCTGAAGCTGTCGGGCATCGCGGCCATCTAAGAAGATGCGCTACTGTCAGGTAACGAAATCCTGATTGTGCCACTGACTGCAGGCGTCATTGCTCCGATCG